GATTGCAGCGGCTCTGACAGGCTCTCTACGCGCTCTTTTGGACTCGGCACACATCAACAATGCCGCCACGATGCTCAAGCTCAAAGGCGCCAAGATCAGCGGCCAGAGCCAGCAGGTTGAAGTCACCCAGGTTGCCGAGATTGAAGGCGCTCCGGGCGTTGATGACATCCGCAAGATCGCCATGCCGATGCCGTTCAACCCGCCGTCTCCGGTTTTGTTCCAACTGATGGGCTTTTTGGATCAGGCGGCCAAGGGCGTGGTCACTACGGCAGAAGAAAAGATTGCCGACATCACCTCTAACGCACCTGTCGGCACCACCCAGGCGCTTATCGAGCAGGGTGCCGCGGTGTTTGCGGCCATTCACTCCAGGCTGCATGATGCACAGGGCCGAATCCTCAAGATTCTTGGCCGCATCAATCGTTGGTATCTGGATGAGCAGCGCAAGGGAGAAGTTGTTGCTGATCTAGATATCCGAAAAGAAGACTTCAAGCGCAACACTGACGTTATTCCTGTCTCTGACCCGGCGATCTTTTCTGAGACGCAGCGTATGGCTCAGATGCAAGCCGTCATGCAGTTGATGAAGGAGAACGCCGAACTGTTTGACCGCAAAGCAGTGATTGAGCGGTTCCTCAAGCAGATCAAGGTGCCGGAGATCAACGAGTTGATGAAGGGCGTGCCCGATCCTGAGAAGCGCGATGCGGCCAATGAGAACGTGGCGATGGCTATCGGGCAGGCGGCCTACGCTTACATCGAGCAAGACCATCTGGCGCACCTGCAAAGCCATCTGGACTTTGCCAAGAACCCGGTGTTCGGCGCCAATCCCTTGATCGCCCCTGCATTCATTCCCAATGCCATTGAGCATATCAAGCAGCACTTGACGCTGTGGTATCTCAACCGCATGAATGGATACGTCAATTCCGCGGCCAAGGGCAGGATCACAGATTACGACGATCCTTCAGTGACGCCGCAGATCGACAAGCTATTTGCTGCTGCATCGCAGCATTTGCAGTTGGACAGCGAGAGCGTGTTCAAGAATATCTTGCCGATCACACAGGCGATGACGCAGGAGTTGCAGAAGTACAAACCGCAGCCGCAGATGACGCCCGAGGCTTTGGTGCTGGAGAAGACCAGCATGGCCGAGACTCAGCGCCGTGCAGCACGGGATCAGGCCGACATCGAGCTTCAGAAGAAGAAGCAAGACGAGGAAGTTGCGATCAAGATGGAGGAGTTGGAACTGCGCTTGGCTATTGCCGAGGGCGACAACGAGACCCGCGAGCGCATCGAAGCGGCTCGGCTCAACCGCGATGCGGCGAGGCTGAGACTTGATGAAACGAAGACTGTAATGTCAGGAGGAAATTATGGCTACCAGTAACCCGTACCACAACGAAGCCGTGCCTATGCACAAGCGTATCGCCGCTGGCGAGAACCTTGATGGCACTTCCCTGCAAGCTAAGGGCGGCCAGCAAAAAGCCCCCGCCAAACCCCAAGGAGGTCTGTCACAAGCCAAGAAGAAATAAATGGGAACTATCGCAGACCTCATTGCTGGTATCAAAGCCTCACAGAGCGAAATAGCTCTTTCCTTGGCGCATGGGAATGCGTCTACATGGGAGGCGTATCAGCGGATGGTTGGTCAACATCAAGGGCTGGAACAAGCTCTTGAAATCCTCAACAACATTCTGAAAGAACCAGATGAAGATGAATGAACCGGAAGTGGCGATGGCCGCTGAATTGGCTCGGGCTTTTCCGAGCGTTGACCCCGGCGCGAAACCTCTTGGTGGACGCATTCTTGTGCAACTGCGCGGCACAAAGGAAAAAACAGATAGCGGAATTTATTTGCCGCAAGAAACACGGGAAACCGAGAAGTGGCAAAACATGGTGGCGAAAGTCATTGAGATTGGGCCTCTTGCCTTCAGACATCGTGAAACCATGAACCCGTGGCCGGAAGGCTCGTGGTGCAGCGTTGGTGACTACATCCGCGTGCCCAAGTGGGGTGGTGATCGATGGGAGGTCGAAGTGGGTAAGAACCAGGAAAAAGCCTTGTTCATGATCCTCAATGACCATGAAGTGATTGCCAAGGTCACCAGCAACCCGCTTGAAATGATTGCTTTCATTTAAGAGGTAAAAAATGACGACAGAAACACAAGCGGAAGAGAAAATTTTGGTCAAGGAGGAGCAGGACGGTTCCGTAACCGTTGACCTTCCTGACAGCATTCCCAGCCCTGATCAGGATGATGGGACGGAAGAGGCTCGTGCTGAAGGCGGTGCTGCTGCCGACGAAGACGACCAAGACCGAGACGATGACACCGAGGCCATTCGCGCTGCTCGCAGGAACCGGCGCAAGGCCAAGAAGGAGTACATCAAGAAGACGAATGAGGAAAAAGATCAGCGTCTTGTGATGCTCCAGCGGCAAAATCAGGAATTGATGGAGCGCCTGTCCAATGTGGAGCGCAAAACCCATTCTGCCGATTTGGCCCGTATCGACAAGGCTATTGAGGACAAGGAACTGCGTCTGCAATATGCCCGCATGAAGATGTCTGAGGCTACGTCTGCTGGTGACGGCGAGGCTTTCGCCAAAGCGCAGGAGATGTGGTACGAAACCCGGCGAGAGGTTGAATCAATCAAGGCGTTAAAGGAAAACGCGGTTCGTTCGGCAAATGTCCAAAGCCCGGCCAACAGCGCAGAATTGCAGCGCCATGCCAATCGCTGGATGGAGAAAAACGACTGGTTTAATCCAGAAGGCGGTGATGAGGATTCCGAAATCGCCAAAGTCATTGACCAAAAGCTGGTTCAAGAAGGCTGGAATCCTACAAGCAACGAATATTGGCAAGAATTGGACAAACGCTTGCAAAAACGCCTGCCGCACCGTTACACTGATAACTATGACGAGGATGTTCGTTCGTCTCGAAGGCCGAGGAGTATTGTGACAAGCTCTGGACGCGAAGGTACGACAGCAAGTGGAATGCGGAATTCGTTCACGCTTTCCGCGGAGCAGGTTCGTGCCATCAAAGATGCAGGAATGTGGGATAACCCACAGTCTCGCAATCGTATGATCAAGCGTTATGCAGAGCAAGCGCGTTCACAAAATTCCGGTTATAGGAGCTAAGAATGACTGAATCTCGTCTGAAAAAATCCCTTTCTGCTGGTGGCCGCGAGGATCGGTCTTCACAAGACCAGAGCCGTCGCCCCGCAGAAGAACAGTTCATGTCAGCGCAGGAACGCCTCAAGGCGTGGAGCGATGAGTGGACGCAATCGGCCCTGCCGAAACTGTCGGCCAATGCAATCCCTGGATGGCATTTGTGCTGGCTCTCCACCACCAATACTTACGACAGCATCGACAAGAGAATGCGTCTCGGGTACGTCCCTGTGAAAGCAGATGAGTTGCCTGGGTTCGATAGTTTCCGTGTCAAGTCTGGCGAAAATACTGGTTTTATCTCTTGCAATGAGATGCTGCTTTTCAAGCTGCCGATGGACATTTATCAAGCAGTTATGACACAGATGCACCACACTGCCCCCCATGAGGAGGCGCAGAAAATTGAGGTGCAACTGGAAAGTCTGCAAGGTCAGGCCCGCGACAGTGCAAACCGCAGACTCTTGCAAGTTGAGGGTGAAGGTTTTGGTCGGATCGACAAACAGCAACCAAACACTGCCCCCGTATTCGAGGGCTAACAAGGAGTAAATATGAGTGCAACCTCTGCTCCGTTCGGTATGCGTCCTGCGTTCCATCCCTCTGGTCTGGATCGCGCTCGCGCATATGTGGACGGTATTGTGTCGGGCTACAGCTCGTCAATTTTGAAGGGCCAGCCGGTCAAACTGGTAACCGCTGGCAATATTGAGCCTGCTGCTACGGGTGATGCGTTCCTCGGCGGCTTTGATGGCGTTGAGTGGACTGACACCACTGGTCGTCGTCGCGTGTCGAACTACTGGCCTGCGAGCACCGCATACCAGACCGGTTCGTGCATTGCGTATGTGTGGGATGACCCGCTGGTCGTGTATGAAATGCAAGCTGCTGGTTCGCTTACCCAAGCGGCCATTGGTGAGCAATTCGACATTACCAACGAAACCGCTGGTTCCACCACCACTGGCCTTAGCCAATGCACGCTCGGCACCTCTGCCGCTGGCGCTGGCAACAGCAAGCAAATGCGTGTTGTGAACCTCGCTCCGTTCCCCGGCAATGCTTGGGGTGATGCTTTCACTGTTGTTCAGGTGCAAATCTCCGAACATCAATATGTCGCTGACCGCGGCGCAATCTAAGGAGGGCTGACAAATGGCATCCCCAATGCGTAGTACGGACTTTCGGAGTATTGTTGAGCCTATCCTCAACGAGTGCTTCGACGGAGTCTATGACCAACGTGCCGACGAATGGAGCCGCGTGTTCCGTCAACAAGAAGGCATTCCCCGCAACTACCACGAAGAACCTGTCCTGTACGGTTTTGGCGCGGCTCCCCAACTGCCTGATGGCACTCCGGTGACCTATCAGCAGGGCGGTGTGCTGTTCCTCAAGCGTTATGTGTACAGCGTCTATGGTCTGGCGTTCGCGCTGACCAAAGTGCTGGTTGAGGACGGCGATCACATCCGCATCGGTCAGGTGTATGCAAAGCATCTGGCTCAGTCGCTGATTGAGACCAAGGAAACCCTGTGCGCCAACGTGCTGAACAACGCCTTCACTGGCGGTGCTTTTGCTGGCGGCGACGGTGTTGCTTTGAACTCTTCTAGCCACCCCATCGTCAATGGCACCTTCAGCAACCTGCTGACCACTGCCGCGAACCTGTCGCAGACCTCCTTGGAGCAGATGCTGATTCAGATTCGTCAAGCTGTGGACAACAACGGCAAGAAGATTCGTCTGGTTCCCCGCCAACTGGTGGTGGCTCCTGGCAACGTCTTCCAGGCCGAGGTTCTGCTGAAATCCGTGCTGCGTTCTGGCAACGCCAACAACGACATTAACCCTGTGAAGTCGATTGGCCTGCTGGACGAAGGCGCTGCTGTGATCTCTCGTCTGACCTCGCCCACCGCATGGTGGGTTCAGACTGACGCACCTGAAGGCATGAAGCTGATGATGCGCCGTGGTCTTGAGAAGACGATGGAAGGCGACTTTGAAACTGACTCGATGCGCTACAAGGCCACCGAGCGTTACGATGTCGGCTTCACCGATCCTCGTGCCATGTACGGCACCCCCGGCGTTTAAGCCACTGAGAACGGGAGACTATTATGTCCTTGACGAACTTCCCCAACGGGATCACAAGTTTTGGCGTCCCCGTTCTCGGCACCATCGGCGGTCTGCCTTTCACTGGAAACTACTACTTCGTAGACCCAGAGAATGGCGCTGATGGTAACGAGGGCAGCGTTGAACTTCCTTTGAAAACTCTCTATGGCGCTCTTGCTAAGTGTACGGCTGGTAACAATGACGTTGTGGTTCTGATCGGTGACGGCACCGCAGCGGGTTCTGCCCGTCTGTCGACTGCTCTGGCCCAAGAGATCACGTCTTCTGCTACCACTGGTACGCTGAACTGGAACAAAGACGCTACTCACCTTATTGGTGTGTGCGCCCCTACCGCTGTTGGACAACGTGCTCGTATTGCTCCCCCCTCGGGAACCTATACGGCTACGACCTTCAATAGCGATGCGTTCATCAACGTGACGGCAAATGGTTGCTACTTCGCAAACATCTCGGTGTTCTGCGGATTCTCAACTGGTTCTGCCAGCATGATTGCTTGGACAGACTCGGGCAATCGTAACTGCTACTCCAACGTCAACATCTACGGTATGGCTGATGCGGCTTCTGCTGCTGGTGCCAATGCTCGTACGTTGAAGTTGAACGGTGGCGGTGAACACACCTTCATTAGCTGCACTCTGGGTGGCGACACTGTTGCCCGTAGCGCAGCGAATGCAACGGTTGAGTTTGCTAGCGGCACGGCTCGTAACACGTTCCAAGACTGCATCTTCCCCTTCCAAGCGTCTGCTGCGACCCCTCTGGGCGTCAAGGTTGGTGCTGCGGCTGGGATGGATCGCTGGGCTTTGTTCAAGGGCTGCTCGTTTATCAACAACGTTGCTTCCACCTCTACGACTTTGAATGCTCTTGCGACCTTGGCAGCTTCTGCTGGCGGTCTCCTGATGATTCAAAACTCTGCGATGGTTGGAATCACCGAGTTTGGTAGCGATGCAAGCTCATTGGGTCAGATTTATGTGGACATGTCCGCTCCGTCTGCTTCGGCTGGTGGTATTGCTGTTAACCCGTCCTAAGGAGCTAGGCCATGGCTGAGTTCAAACCAATGGTCAAAATGATGACCACTGAGCCTTCTGTTGAGCTAAAACTCAAAAATGGCGGCAAGGTTGAGAAGAAGATGCAGATGGGCGGCCTGCCCAGTGCAGCTATGCCTGCCGGTATGCCTGCTCGTGGCGGCATGATGCCTACCAAGGCTCCCATGCGCCCGCCTCTGGCTGCTCGTCGTCGCGCTATGCGTCCTGCTATGCCCGGTGCTATGCCCGGCGCTATGCAGGGTGGAGTTCCCGCTCCCGCATCGCCCATGCCGACGATGAAAAAAGGCGGCAAAGCCGATGCAATGGAGGCGTTGAAAAAACACGCCGGGAAACCTGCATCGAAGGCCCACAAAGGCCTGAAAACTGGCGGTATGGCTTGCGCTACTGGTGGCGTGGTGATGGGTCAGGGCGGCTACAAGAAGGGCGGCATGGTGAAGATGGCTGGCGTTCCAAAAAGCGGCATCATCAACACCGAGAGCCAAGGCGGCAAGTACCGTGACACCCTGATGCATACCGCAGAGGGCGAGCATCACACCCCTAAGAAAACTGGCGAAGTCCGTATGGGCAACGACGGTGGCTACAAAAAGGGTGGCGGCGTCAAAAAGTTTGCCAAGGGTGGCGGCGTTGAAGGCAACGTCTCTTCGACTCCTCCCGGTGTTACCAACACCACTACGGGTGAAGTTCGCAAAGGCAATGCTGGCGGCTACAAGAAAGGTGGCTCCGCAAAAAAAGCCTACGCTACGGGGGGGCTTGTTGATACAGGCAAGCCCGTAGCGATGCCCCAAGGCCGTAAAAAGCCATCGGCTCCTGTCAGCATTAATCAACTGTCTGGCACCTTCAAAAAAGGTGGCAGCGTGAAGAAGGCTGATGGCGGTGCGGTTGTTGAAGACCTGTCAAAAGGTGCGTATGACAAGAGCATCGGCCCGTCTGAGGGAGAAATGGATATGGCGAAAGCTATTCGATCCATCCCTCGTCGGCTTTTCCGCGGAGCCAAGAGTATGCTTGGCATCAAAGATGAGACCCCTAAAGGGTCGGTCACCGAGACTCAAAAGTCTGTAACTGTGACTCCCAAGAAACGCGGTGGTTTAGCGTCATGCTGAAACAAGGTGGGGGCTTCGGCCCCCGCTTTCCTTGAGGATTGAAAAATGGGAACATATTCTTCCGCGACCCGTCAGGGCGCGTATGAGCCGTTTGAGTTGCAGGTGGCCCGTGGGCAAGTTGATGGTCACAATGCCTTGTTTAAATTCGGCATTAACGGTAATGTCGGCACGTCTATCGAAACAGTTTGGGCGCAAGGTGGGACATATGCGTATCCTGCTGCCGCAACTGTTATGAAAATTTCTAGTTCCAGCGCGGATGACGCGGCTGATGGAACTGGCGCAAGAACTATTGCAATTTTTGGTCTTGATGCCAACTACAACAAAATCAACGAAACGGTGGCCTTGAACGGTGAAACTGAAGTTAACACAACTAACAGCTTTCTGCGAATTTTTCGCATGTATGTTGTTACTGCTGGTTCTGGCGCAACTGCCGCAGGTACTATTTACGCTGGTACTGGCACTGTTACTTCTGGTGTGCCTGAAAACATTTACGGCATGATTACACTTACCGCAAATCAAACGCAGATGGCGTTTTGGACAGTGCCAGCCGGTTATACCTTCTATTTGACTGGAATTTACTACTCATCTGCAAACTCAACCGCAAACGCATCGACAAACTTTCAGTTGATTGAACGCCCACTTGATGGTGTGTTTAGAATACAAAGTTCTGTGCGAACTGCCGGTAACGGAGATTTTGTGATTGATTTTCACACACCTATTTTCTTTTCTGAAAAAACAGACATTGAAATTAGGGCAGTTGCTTCAGCCGGAGCTTCAAACGTATCTGCTGAGTTTGAAGGAATCTACATCAAGAACCCGGACTGATCATGCCAAGCAAATCACTAGCCCAACATCGTTTGATGCAAGCGGCTGCCCACACTAAGGGCGGCTTTGGTGGTGTGCCACAAAAGGTCGGCAAAGAATTTGTCAAGGCCGACAAAAAAATGAAAGATGGCGGCGTAGCTCAATCCTTGAAAAAAGCTGGTTTTTATGAGCCATCCAAAAGCAAATCTGAGCGATTGAAAATCGTCAACGATGTCACGACTAAGCCTCAACGGCTGGGCATGGTTGAGAAGATGTTTTCTGAGAAAAAAATGAAGAGCGGCGGGGTGTCTCTTGCTGTCGGTCGCGGTGAAAAGTTGCCTGTTGAGAAGGGCGCTGGGCTTACAGCCAAGGGCCGGGCGAAATACAATGCGGCAACGGGCAGCAACTTGAAGGCACCGCAGCCTCAAGGCGGCGCACGCAAGGATTCATTTTGCGCCAGGATGTCGGGTATGCCTGGGCCGATGAAAGACGAAAAGGGCAAGCCAACACGCAAGGCGGCGGCTTTAAACAGATGGAAGTGCTGATATGGCCTACTCGGGAACCGTCGGAACAACTGTACTCAATGTTCAAAAATTCATTGATCATGGGGCGCGTCGGGCGGGGAAACTTGCCGAGGAACTCACTTCTGAGCAGGTTTTGAG